CTACCTCTTTGTGGATTTGTTTCCCACCAAGCACCGCTCTTACATCCAATCATTTCTTCGTCAGTTGCTGAGAATAATGAAATAAGTGCTGCTCTTCTGATACCACCAGCCAATACCGCATCTGCAATGTGACAAACGATATCGTGAACTTCAATTGCCTTTAACTTTTCACCATTTTCTTTTGAATCAAAAATACCTTCAAGTTTAATAAGACATTCTTTGAGCGGTTGAGGACCAGGAGCCTTTCCACCTGATGTTACCAATCTTGCACCTTTTGGTCTGATATCACTAAAATCAAATTCAATATGTGAACCACCAAAGAAATATGATTTAACCAATACTTTAACTGCGTCTGCCCATCCTTCGATTGAGTCAGCAACTAACCATCTTCTACTTCTTTCTTTGTTTGGTTTTAGAATTTCAGGTAGTGCTTCTACGTGATGTTTTTGAACTGAATACCCAACACCTGTTCCACCTAACAACAAGAACATAATTTCAGAGAATACTCTCCAATCATCAATTGGTGCAAATGCGCAGTTATAAATTCTGTTTGGTGAAATTTCAATAGGTTTTCCTGCGAACTGCATAGACCTCATTGATGGAAGAACTTGTTTTCTATAAACATACATGTAGTTCTCTCTAATCTCTTTTTCTAATTGTGGATATTGCTTAATATGCATCTCCATGTTTCTTGTGACCAGCTCTTGCCATGTCTCTCTTCTCTTAAGTTCGGGAATATACTTAGCGTATTTCATGTACACTGTAATTTCCGATAAAATCCTGTTTGAAATGTCCATTGTTTAAATTTTTGTAAATAACTTTTTTATCAAAAAATCGTCGATTTTATTATTAAATATGTGGTCGGCTATAAACCGACCACAATTTTGGTTAAAAAATAATAAGTTTTTTTTAGAAAAAGTAGATATTTAGTTAAATAGTTTTTTGTTCAGATTCTCTTTGTTTTCTTTTTTCAAGGAGTTCTTTAACTCTATCTCTTTTTCTTTCTTCTTGCTGTTCCTCGAAGCCAAGGAATGTTACTGATGATTCAGTGTCAATTTCAATAAGTTCGTTATTGAATTTGCAATTTTCAAATACAACACCATCTTTACCAAGACGTGACTTTGTAATTGCTATTGTGGCAAGATTCATTTCTTTTTGTTGTAATGTTTTGGCAACTGTAATAATTACGTGACCTACTTGAGCCTTCTTGATTGAACCTCCCATTTGGTCTGTAGTTACAACTTCAGATGAAATTGAACTTCTATTGCCTTGGGTTGCTGTCCATCCAACGATGTTTAACTCGTGACACATTGCTTCAAAACCCCTCATTACTGAACCTTCAGCTTTCCATTCATCTTTAGATGATTGTTCTGGTAGGACACAATCAATGTAATCCAACATAATCAAATCAATCTTATTACCATCAGCAATCATTTTTCTGACTTGGTTTTTGATTTGATTCATTGTCATTGTATCTGAAGCTAACTTCTTAAGGACCAACTTATTATGCATGGTTTCCTTAATTTCAGTTATCTTACCCATCACCTCTTCTTTATGGTGGGATAATTCATCAGGTGCAATTCCTGTCCAAATGGTGAAATGTTTTCTTTGGATGATTTTTGGGTTGTCTTCAAAAAATATCTGAAGAACATTGTATCCCAAATTAAATGCGGTATTTGCTATTTTGGTAAGGATTGTAGTTTTACCTACACCTGTTGGTGCCAATATAACTCCAATCTCACCTTTGGCCAATCCACCTTTTAATAAGTTATCAATTCCTGGAATACCCATTGGGATTGGGTGTCTGTAATCTTCTTCAAGTACTGTATCAAGACCTGTGAAGATGTCAGTAGTTCCCTTATCAGTTTCTCCAACTTGTAGGGCTTCTCTAACTAACCCTTCAACTTTATCATAAGATTCAAAATCACCCTGAGTAATGATTTTCTGAGCCTTGTCCATTGCCTTCTGAAGTTCTTGTTGTTTACAGAACTTTAGTGCCTTTTCTTGGACAAAAGCAACACCTTCGAATGGAGCGTCTTTAACTTGTTTTAAAGTATCTAATACGATTTTTGCCGCCAATTCTTGTGTTACCTCAGACCTTACAATCTGTTCTAAAATTTCGAAATTAGGACACGCTTCATATTTTTTATAATACTCCTTAATCATCTGTAAGATGATTTTGAAATATTTGTTATCAAAGTACACAGGTTCAATCACATCGATAATTGATGATGCGAAATCTTTGTCCTCTATAATTTGATTTAATAACTGTATTTGGAAAGTGTTCCCTAAGTAGTCAAAATTTTTATTCATAACGTTTTTTCAATACCCCTGTAATATTAAATACTTACTTGCTCAAGTCAAATTCACAATACTGGTAACTTAATTTTCTGCTTGAAAAAATGTCAGTTAGTTCTTTTAGAACCTCTTTCAAAAATGGTCTTACGTCAACGGTATAACGAACTTTTGGTGGATACAATTTTGCATTGAATCCTCTATGACAAATTGTCTGTTCTCCAACCCTAACATAAATGTTAAAAACTTCAGGTCCTTCGGTGAAGGAAGTTTCCATAATCGAAGGGTCGTGAATGATGGAATCTTTATTATCCAACATGTAAACAACCGTCTTCATTTTCAAGTAATAATGTAATTCCTCACTCAAAGCTTTAATAAGTTCGTAAAACTCCAAAGAATTTTTTGCCTTTGGGTTATACCCTTTGACGTTAAAAAATCTTTGAACAACGATGTTGTCATTTAAAGTTAGAAGGAATTCCATCTTTGTGCTGTCCATCTCTTTCATAGTTTCAATTTTTATTTGTGTTTCTTTTTTCTTTTCTAATTAATTTCATAAATGGTTTAAGGAAGTTAACCCAAGCTTCGTCATTTTTGGGAAGGTACTTAAAAAGACCGTCTTCCATCATCAATCTCATTAAGTTTTTATATCCTCTGTCTGTTGGGTCCATGGTATCCTTATGAATTTGCTCCACAAGTTCTTTACCTTCTTCAGTAATAAGTGGATTGGATAAATCAACAATTAACTTATTCATATTGTAGAACTCTTCACCAAGTATACCGCTTTTTGACTTACCAGTCAAAATATTAGACAAACTTTTAATTGGTTTTGTTTGCGGGATATTTCGTGCATTATCCAATATTTCTTCGATAGTGCAGGATTTTTCCTGCAATTCGGGGAAATATTTAATCAAAGTTTTTTCCCCTAAACCTTCAATACCATCAATGTTATCTGACTTGTCTCCTGTAAAAACTTTGCAAACCAAAACATTCTGATGTGGGATTTCAACCTTATTGATTGTTATCTTATCACCTTTTTTGAAATAGGTTTTTGATACTGGTGAATAGATTGTTACCCTTTCATTGATTAGTTGGGTAAGGTCTTTGTCTGCTGAAAAAATTATTATGTTTTCGTCTACAGCAATTTTACAATAATATGCAATAAGGTCATCTGCTTCGTTATCGTGCATTTCAACCTGTCTAACAAATACTTCTTCGATGTATTTCTTAACACGGGACTTTTGGGTTAAGTATGATTCGTATTTATACTCATTCATACTTAACCTTCTGTTCTCCTTATATTGGGGGTATAATTTTTTTCTTGCGGATGAATTAGAATCACCATCCCAAAATACAACCACCTTATCGTGATTGTGCTCCTCCAAGAATCGTCTCAAAGTGTTAATGAAGTGATATACTCCACCAACATGTGAACCGTCGTTAAAGAGGTCCTTAGCCCCGTGAAAACCTATTTTGAATAAGTTGTCACCATCTACCAACAAAGTCTTTCCCACAATTAGTTTTTATAAGGTTTCGTTGTAATATTGTTCTCCTTTTTGTCCTATCGCATCTAAGACTCTAAATAAAGGAACTAATATTGTCCCATTGGTATACACCTCTTGGCTATCCTTAAAACTATAATCAAGAATAAAGTCTACAATTTTTAGATGCTCTGCGTTTGTAATGTATTTCAATCTACTGCTTACAGATACATTGTTTTTGATTTCTTCTTTTGTCATTGCTTATAGGTTTCGTTATAGTATTGTTCAAATAATAGTAAGTTTTCTGAAATTAGATTCTCAGGTGCGTTTCTATCTCTCAATATGTCTTGATGACAAGAGATAGCAAATCTTATTATCTGCTCTTTCTCCTTATTCAAATACCCGTTAATTAGATTATCTGCTTGTGTTAGAGTCAAACCATTGAACTTACCATATTTAAAATCATGTATAAGTTCTTGCATTGCGGTTTTATTTTGCCCCATTGTTTTGGTTTTTGTATAGTTACGAATCTTCTTTTTCTTCTTTCAATGTAAAATCACCATCGGTTCCGATAATCTCTTTCCAATAATCGGCATATTCTTTCTTATATGCTTCGATAGACGCTTTTTCTTCAGCGGCTTCTTTTCCTGCCAAAAATCCATGTGGTGTAACGATAATCTTTCCGTCTTCGTATCCAAGACCATTAATATGGTTTTTCAATACAGATACTTTTGTTCTCGTTGCAAACTTAACACTTCTTTTGTCTTTTGTTGCAGTTATTTTATTTGTACCAGCACCTTTTTGATTACCAAACAAAAATACCAAAGATGAATTCAACCAAATTGATTCACCACCTTTAGCTTTAATCTTAGGTTGTCCGAATG